TATTCAGCCAGCCTCGCCCTGTCTTCGATGTTGAGACTTTCAATAACAGCCTCAACTATTCTTGCCCTGGCTATGTCCCTCGGAAGCCACCGTCCATATCGAGCAACTTGTAGTGTCTTGAGATTCACCTCGACTTCCCTCTCCAGCCCAGCATAAAGGAGCCTATCCGCTATTTCAGAGCAATTATTGATGGCCTCTTCCATAGTTTTACTAATAACATCGTAGGACTTTTGACCATCAACTTCGCGCTCTATTCCAACCATACCTTTTAGAAAACCGAGTTTCCCTGCCAATGCCGGCAACTCCTCTTGCCTTACCTTTTGCTTGTGATTCGTGATTTCGTCCTTAACTTCTGTTGGCATCTTCCCTCCCCTGCTTACATATCCTGCAAGTTTCTGGATTTGCCCAGTGGCATTTAGCGCAGCGTTCCCTTTCAATATCCTCTTTTGATGGTGAGGTCAGAAAGGCTACTTGACTTGCCTGCCCGCTTAGTTCTAGAATTACTTTATTCAAGTTAATCCTCCCGGGGCCGGGAGTGATGAGGTCACTTCCAGCCCCTCTTGTATTTGATTGCCGCTCGACTCCGCGGCGAGTATTACTTGCATCCTCAAGTTATAATGATGCCTCATGTGTTCTTTTGCGCTCGGGAAAAGGACCAGGTTGCTAATTTCGTTGTTATAGGGATTATGGTCGATATGATGAACTACCTCTTCTGGCAACAAGTATCGACCTAGATGGCGTTCCATCACTATGTGTGACATGGATACTCGGCCATCAACTTGTGCGTGAGGATGAGTTCGGCAACGTATTCGAGGCCGTGTTTCCTTAGTTTTGATAGTGTTTGATTTAGGAAGTCGTGTAAGTCTGCCAAGTTCAGCAAGATGCCCTTGGGTTCCACAGTTCTGGCATAACCTATTAGCTGGGACACCGCACCTGATTTGTACCCATCTACATTTGCCACATTTGGCACAAGGAAACCAAACGTATTTCTTGCCTGTTCCCCTAGTTACTTTCTTACTGAGTTCTTTTGCTGTGCTGATTTCACCTATGGCTGGCATTGCATCCTCCGCTCCCTCTACCCGTAACCATGCATGGTCATATTTTGTTGCTTTCATGTTTCCTACTTTTTAGCTTCACTGCCTATTGTTAATATTCTTCAATTAGTATTAAATAGCTTGTGCGAGTAGTCTATTTCTTATACTCAGTTACCATCTTTGATTATGGGCAACGCTATTTGGTGTTCTGCCCTAAGTATCTGAGTTACTCTACCCCTTGAGATCTTAAATACATGAGCCAAAGCTAAATGAGTCATCCCGGGGTGTTCCCGGTAGTAGCGCCGAAGGTTCTCATCCCTCCCTATTTTTGCCATATAACCAGCACCTACTGGTCGCTTCGTTACCTGTTCGCTCATTGTGGTTATAGAATAACACCCCCTTAAAACCTTGTCAAGTCCCCCCCAAAGCTAAATCAAAAATTGTAAAAAGAAAATTTTAGGATGACGCTTGACAAACCTTCAGGAGGTGATAGACTGAAAGAAATGAAGCATGAAATATCAGGGAAGGCTCTGCTGATTCTCTTTATAATTTGGTTGCTATTTATGTGCCTTCTTGCCTATTACCCTGGGGTACATTGGGATCCACCTTCTCGGTAATACTGAAGTCAATAAACTAAAAAAGTCCCCCCGAACTCATAAACAGTGCCGGGCATTGAAGGCTCTGGAAAAACAGCGCTCGGTTGATAGGCTCGGTCTGAAATGAAAAAGACTCCCCCGGTTTCCCGGGGGTTTAAGGTCACAATATATGGCGGGGTTAGCTTGTTTCGGGTATCTTTCTATGCCAGACAGCTTTAAGGGGCAAGGTTGCCCCTCTCAACGCTATGCTGGCTTAATCAGGCTTCGGTTTGTCGCCGTCCAGTCTATGAAGCAGTCGAGCCTCACCATTCAGGCGTTCTGCCTCTCTAACTAATTCCTGCATCTCGGCCTCTAGTTGCTGCCTCTGGGAGATGTTCTTGTTCATCCTCTCTACGATTTCCTTTTGCCTCTTTTCGAGGTCTGCCTTTGCCTGTACTATGTTCATGTGCCTCCTTGACAAAGCTGATATAATGAAAATATGAAGCGGCTATTTCTAGTTATCTTAATTGTTGTGCTGGCTGTTACTGGTGGGTTTGTGATGAATCACCTAGAGTCAAAACCTATACCTGTTACCTACCCCTCTATAAATCCTGCCGATTATGCACCAGGTGGCCCCTGGGAGAAAGGCGAGCCTTCGCCATCATACCCACCATAAGCCAATTATTTAAGCCCAGCCTGTGACCAATTGGAAATGCCACCAATGAGCATTGATAGCATCATAGTAATTTAGTGCCCCGGTGGCAGAGTTATAAAGGAATCTCCCTGCTGCTCCTGTGGGGGCCGAAGTTCTTCGTGGTAAATCCATATAATCGGAGTTACTCATACTAAGGGCAGGTGCCGTCATAATTATGTTGTAGTCTGTCACTAAGGAAATTCCCCACCCTGCCGTAGGTGCAAGTACCAAATGAGAGGCATTGACATATAGCTTACCTCTCGTTGTGCCAGCCAAATCAAATTTTAGGTATTCCCCAGTGATTGTGATCCCGGTACTATTGAGTTTAACAGCTCCCGCCCCCGCATAAATCGCCCCATCCGTTCCCACATAGCACTGAATTGTGCCTGTCTCAGTTGCCCTCGTAGTCAGGGCATTATTCCGGCCCCAGATGTTGATTCCCGTTCCAGCAGTTAAGGACACGCCCGCAGAGGAATCTCCGTCAAGATACCACTTACCAGAATACTTGCCCTGCCAAAAGTTAGCCGATGTAAGTTTTATCTGCCCTGAGCTAATCTCGGTTGCCTTTACTCTTTGGAAGGTAGTCCCCTCACCAATCTCATCCATCGTATCAGGCTTGGCAGTCCAAGCGCTTTTCTGTGCGCTTGTGGCGGTTTGGTAGCCAGTTGATTGAACTACTGTTGAGAGTAGAATATGCCCTGCTGATATATCGGTGGCTCTGACAAGTCCGTAAGTTCCCACGGTGACCTGGTCAAGCAAGACCAACCCGCCGGCCGTTAGAGCTGTACTCAAAACCCTGTGGTAAACGGCGCCGTCTGGTAAATCATCCAGGTTACTACCTGTCCACTTGGTCGAGGGGTCATAGCCTGCTTTATACCAGACGTTCTCGTCCAGCTTAATCTGTCCAGCGTCAATATGGAGTGATTTTACCCTAGCGTAAACTTCGCCATCTGGGAGATTGTCTAACGTGTCTCCTATCTTATCGAGGTCAATGTTCCCCTCGGGGTCAATCCAGACCATGTCTAAACTATCAGCGTAGATGTGCTCAACATAGAGGTCTCCGACTGAGAGTCGTGAGAAGTAGTTTTCCAGGTCATCGCTGGTGACTCCTAGATTTGCTAACGCCTTCCTGACAGTCTGCCAGTTCCCGAAGGTGAAGGACATCTCCCATTCGTTCTTTGTGACATTGTAATGCCGGGTGAATGTCCCGATATTGCCTATTCGGTAGTCCTCTTCTCTTTCGTCCGTGACCTTCACATAATCGTAAGCCTCAGTCCCTACGTTCAAGGGAACACTGGCTGCCCCACCTTCAGACCACAGTTGAGCCATGGCAATCTTCGCCTGGGCAATCTTCGTGGCCTGAGCATTGCTCTCAAGAAGCATCGGAAAGTAATCTGGCTTTGGGAGTAACGCATAGGATTCGGCATCGGTAGCCGTTCCACTATATTGAGGGTCGTCATCAGGCCTTGAGTGAACCTTGATATAGTTCGGAATTACAAGCCTGTTTCTCAGTGCCTTTGAAAAGAATGGGTGTCCTGATTCTAGACTATACTCGGAGTCGTACGTTGTGCCTGTGGTCGTGGGAACGAAGATATGGATTTTCCCGTCTGTGCCTGCCCTCATTACACACTTCGTATAATCCAGTAGGCGGTTTATGGCAGAAAGCCGATTGTTTCGTTCATAAATTCTGAAGCCATCGGCTGGCTTGTAGGTATCAATCAAGTCATCTTCACTGTCGAAAACGATGTCGTACTTCTGGCAGTGATTGAAACAGGCGATCATAGTAACGCCAGTATCGCCAGCAATTTCACGAATTAGTGTCTTGACTGTCTTGGTATCTGTGTCGGTGGGAACGTAACTCTCGCTGGCCTTGTCATCAGCCATCATATTGCAGATGCCTCCCAGCGAAAGCGTGCATATCAACTTATTGGGGTTTGAATCGAACTGCTGGGGCATTATCCACATAGGGGCAAGACTGGAATACTCCTCACCGGCGACTGTCATTATGCCGTAGGATAGGACACCCTTATATCCTCTGAGGTCGAGATCGGTCAGCGTTTTATCGCTATTGTCCAGTACCACAACTAGCGATTGCAGGTTGCCGTTCCCCTTCTCTGTAACGTCAAGTATTCTAGGTTTCGTGTAGGTGTAGGTCGTGGCTCCATGCGTCAGAACGAGCTTTACCAGAGCCTTGACAAACCCACTTTGCTGTGCTTTTAGTAAAGTGGACGATAATGTTCTCATGCCACTTCAACGCTAAAACTCAGAGGGGTATTTACCGCTGTCGGGCCAGACCCATCAATGATTTCGGCTAAGCCTCGCCAATACCCCTTCGGTGAGCTAATTGTAGTTCTATAGTAGTGCTCATAGATGCCCTGTGATAGCCGACCACTTGAGATAATGTTCTCCTGGTCAACCACTTTCAAATCATTTGGGTCTGTCCAGGTAATGAAGATTGAGGTCGGGTCAACCAGTGCCCTATCATCGTCACGGACAAATACCACAGTCCTTATAGTTGCCCTTGCAATATACCTGGTAATAGTTTCTATGTCCATTTAGCCTCCTTATAGGAAAAACCCACTCATTTCTTCCGGTGGAGTTATCCAATTATTATAGTCAACCAATAGATACAGTCTGGGGCAATATACTGGCGACCAGTCGTGGGTATGAATATCATAATGAGGGCGACCTGATAGTCCTATTTCTAATTTAAGAATATCTACCCATTCCCAAGTATTGATTACAGCAGGGTTCAATGGCCACGTGTCTGTGTAATCAGTCCACACGGCGTTTAAGTACCTAGCACTACCATAATCAGTAAACCAGGGGGCCGACCCGTTGTTACCACATCTTATGACCGCTTTTGCCATTGTTTCGGGATCTGGACTAGCACAGCGAAATTGTACCTGAATAAAGTTGATACTCTTCCCTACACCTGTAAAGCCAGCCATATCTATACCGAACCTAATATCTCTCCACTGTGCTAACTCGTGCGTGGTGTAGATATACTTATCATTGCCGTCGTAGTTTACATGATTATAGTATCCGCCTGAGCCTCCATATTTGCCCCAATCCACTGTATAGATGTCGCTGTTTGGCTCAAAAATAACTTCTGGCATAGTCTCCTATGTAGGCTGAGTAGCTATTGCTACCAAATCCCAATATGAATCTGTAGTATTGTATTGAAGACCTAGGTATAAAATCCTACCCCCATTCCTGCCTGAAAGTGTTGTAGGTAATGCTGCGACTACACCCCGATAATAAGTACCCCATGTAATCGCCATCGCTGTACCGGCATTAGTATTCTTTAACCGTATGGTTAATTTTTCTCCATGAGCGGGACTGTCCGAATGATTGGTAATTGCAAAAGTGCCAGCAGATTGATAGTGATGATAGAAGTCATAAGAGGAGACGGCGGGAGAAAGTGTAGTGGTGCCTGTTGGAACTTCAAATGTTCTTGGCTGTATCCTTTTATTAGTGATGGTTTGAGCGTTGGTTGTTCCAACTACCGCCCCGGTTGCTCCGTGAGCTGCAGTCAGGGGAAGATGAGCCTGAACCTCCTCTACTGTCCCCGCCGATAATACCAAGCCCACCAACCTACCTGCGCTATGAACAGCAGCAGTTGTATTGTCTTGCTCTCTAGTAACTGTCAGAGAGTCTCCACTCCGGGCGGTACAGAGAGCTATCTCCGTCTCACAAGCCACATGGAAGTCGCCAGAGGTCGGAAACTTAGCTCCGTCACCTGTCTTCAGCACCCATGTAGTAACTACGGCATTAACCCCGGACGCTAACTCGGATATTGCAAAATTCTTTGCTTTTAGCATATTACTCTCCTGTTACGACGGCGACATTTCGTTTCTGCGTTGTAACCACATCTCCCTGGCGCTTCTGGGTGGTCAGAATGTCTACCTGGCGGGCTGTGGTAGTGATTACTGTGACCTGCAGCTTCTTGCCTATCCAGGCTTGAAACACTGTAGGGTGGATCACCCCGGCAAGTGCCCTCACAAATGCAGGGCTTATAGTCATCGATGCCAGGATAACGCTAGGATTCTGCCCGCGACTGATGGCTTTTACGGACTCCGGGGCTATGGTAAGCGATGCCTGAATCACCGTCGGCGCAATGACTTTCGCTAACGCTTTGGCATACTGAGGAGTGAGATAGATGCTACCTTGCCTGACAGTTGGCGCTATCACCGACGCCATAGCTGAAAGAGGGCTAGGGATTACAACAATAGCTCCACAGACTACGGTGGGCGCCACGACACCAGCCAGTGAGCTTGCGGGGTCAGGAGTAACATATACTGGAGTTTCAACCCCCACAATCGGCGGGACAACCTGTGCTATGGCTTGAATACCTGTGGGTGTTATTGAGATTGAGCTTAGAACAATTACAGGGTTTACACCCGCAGCTTTGGCACTAGCAGGACTAGGCTTCACCGCCCCAAGAGCTACAGTCGGGTCAAGAGCCTTTGCTATGGCACGAATAAAGGTCGGAGCGTAAGTTATGTTTCCTAGCTTAACTGTAGGTTGAACCACTTGGGCTTTGGCCTGAGCGTATGCCGGGGTGATACTAACCGAGCCCTTTATGACTGTGGGCGCTACAACAGAAGCCTTTGCCTGAATGGGGATAGGAGTGACAGCCAGCCCTTCCTCTCCCACAACTCCATATACTGCGTTCCCGTATGTAGCCACCCCATAAAGCGCTGATGTTGTGATACCCCTTTCAGTAATGGCCGTCGGTGCGACAACTGAAGCTATGGCCTGAGCAGGTGAGGGCGTAATCGTGGCTGAACCCTCTACTAAGGTTACGGGAGCAACCACCGACGCTTTTGCCTGGGCAGTCGAAGGCGTGATGGAGATTGAGCCCTTCACTACGCTAGGAGCAACGACACTGGCTATAGCAGATATAGGCGAAGGGGTAATATAAAGCGCCCCTATCACAACAGTCGGGGCAACCACCTGGCCCAGACACGAAGCAGGGCTAGGGGTAACTGATATTGAGCCTTTTATGACTGCGGGGGCTACTACCGAGGCTATTGCCGAGATAGGAGAGGGCGTAACAAAAACGTCTTCAGATGGAAAGTTAGTTGGCCGTCTTTGCTGTGGTTGCGGAGGCTGTCTCCAAATAGGCATTTACCCTCCCTAGTAAACTTCTTCGAAGGTTAGAGTGCAATTCCAACCTGTTAGAGTGCCAGGGTCAGCTAAGAACCTCACTATAAATGCCACTGCACCCGTAACATACGGGATTTCATCCGGTACTGGAATCCATAACCAGCCGTTAAGTGCGTTAAAGGCAGCCGACGCATAATCAACATAAGTCGGGGTAGCATCTGCCGAGCCTGTAATTCCACACTTGCCTGCGGCTAATGTTCCCGCTATTCCAGCAATAGCAGAGGCAGCCCCCCCATACTTTCTCGGTACTGGGGTGACAGTAGCAACAGTCAGGTTGCCCCCAGTTCTCAGTGATAAGACAGCCCTTACCTGTGCTGATGTGGCATTAGCGTTTTGAGTAATCTCTACCCTTCTAATTGCAAGCACAGAGCCAGCAGCAGGCGGTGTGGCAACTGGGTAAATACCGACCAGGACATTGACTGCTGTTACCAATGTTGCGTTGCTCGACACGATATTATAAATTCTTCCCATAGTTCACCTCCTTAGTGAGCTAAAATATGCGGATAATAATTTCTAAAAGGCTGAAAGGCTGTATATTCAATAACCAGTTTGGGGCATAACGTGGTGTCAGTAGTATAATTATTGGAATGGAAGTAAGGGAAAGACCTCAAACCTGCATCGGTTATATTTTCAAGAGTAAACTTAACAATTAAATTGACACTTCGTGCCACATTGTCTATTGCATCTTTGGCAATAGCGGTTATTGCCCAACTCATCCAAGCCCCAGCATTTGCTGGGAATGTGGTGCTACCACCAACAGGATCCGAGGTTACGTAATCGCCACCAGGGGCAGTCCAGTTGTTGCTCGTCTTATAGATATTCCAAGTAACCTGTGCCTCTACCCAGTCATCTCTTGTTATCTTGTAGCAATCAACCTGTTTCCCAGTGGGGTTAAGGTTATCCTGACCGTAATAATATAGATAAAGGTTAGCCGAAGTTATACTCGCACTTGAAATGTCTGAAGGAATTACGAAGTTTAGAATTCCTCTATTGGGGCTTAGATAATGGTCATGCAAGGCAATGGTGACATTCGTCCCATAATTGGTAGTTGGAAATTGCAAGGTAACAAAAGAATCTTTAGCAGATGGTTGTATTGCCGAAGTAGCCATAAATACTCCTTACAAACAAGGGCAGGTGTTACCCTGCCCCTGCTTAACTATTAGGACTCTGTCAAACGTAGCTCACAGTCCTTAGGCATCACTCAAACGCAGTTCCAAATCTTGAAGAGTTAGAGTTTGCCCCGAAGACACGCTTCGGTCGCTGGTCAAATCCCAGTATGCTAGAACCAGGCGGTTAGCCACTGTGGCGTTGTCATCGGTTAATACCGCATACCTGGCTCCGTTACCTGAAGCTGGGATGGTTCCACCTGATGCTGTCCAGACGACATCTTTAATCTGGATTTTACCCAAATGATTCGTGTCATCCTCATTGATGTAGTCGAAGTCTGTAGCACCTGGCGTCAACTGATACCCACCATCAGTGTAGCCGTTGCCAGCAGCAATCTGTGTCAGGTCGCTCATTAGATTTGTAGTGGGCCCGGGCGCAGTTGCCGATGTCACCAATGCCACATAGAAGTTTGTTACCTCAGTGGTGTTCCTGAAAAGCCAATCCAGTGCCTTCCATTTTCCTCTGTTAGTCCAACCCACTACCCCAAACAAGGGCATTACAAGGGTCATAACCAACAGATGCCAAAGAGTGAGTAATCGCTTGTTCATGGTTTTACCTCCTTTAGTATTTCCAAACCTTTGGTTTGGTTATGTATTCGAGATTCCTTTGATAAATAATGTACTGAGTGTTTATCCAAGTTTGGTACAGCCTGATGGAGCTTGGCACTATTTGCTCGCGCATCTTGTTGAGCCACGCTATAGCAGCCTTAACGACAGTCCCCTCAACTATGACTTTTGCGAGGTCGGGGCTCAGTGTGGAGCTAGCTTCGGTTAATTGGTGAACCTTGTTACAATACAGGTAGATGTTAGCTCCTGAAGTTGGCGTGGTGTCTTCGATACGTAAAGTGTTCCCAAAGATAGTAAAGTTTGGAAAATCTTGAGGGTCGCTGCCTATGGGATATTCCACCTCTACTACCTCGAATAAATCAGTGATAGAGCTAATGTCCACTTCCTTTGTGCCATCGCTCACCTTTGTTTCCCTGGCCTCATAAGGACTCCGTTGTGAGACCTCGATCAGTACCTCCCCTATATGAATATTAAGTTCCTCATCGTCAAACTCAAATGGACTGCCTGATAAATACTCATCTCGGAGTAATTGCCTCACTGTCGCTCTTATTGCGCTTATGTTCTTCATGGCTCACCCCTTCACCGGCTGCAGGCAGTAATCCTTCAGCTCTTCCTCAGTCATTGAGTTTGCCATCTTGATGACGGCCTGTTTGTCCTTCACGCTCTTGATGGCGCTTTCCCCGTGTTTCTTGTAGGCCAGGGCCATACATGCTAAGGTTTTTTGAGATTCACTGGATGCTGGCAACGTTCACCTCCTTACCACGTTATTAAGCCGTGGCCGGCTTTTGTAAGTGCGTGTTTGAGTGTTACAACCTTGTGGCTCGGGTCTATCTTGAACTCTTTGGCATTGGGAGTGCAGAAGACTATGGCTCCGTGTTTCGCAACCCTTCTTGCCTCTCTGACGACCCTTTCAGGGTTATCTACGTGCTCCAGGACATCACAGCACCAGGCAAACCCGAACTCTTTATCGGGGAATTTGAGGTTCTGGGCATCCATCTGAATAACACCATCCCCGCCTTGAATGTCTATGCCGGTATACTCCCCTAGAGGTTCAAGGTATTTTCGCCAGGGACTTTTCGGCCCGCAGCCTATATCAATTACCTTCTTAGGTTCGCATAGAGGCGGAATGAGGAATTGCCTGTAATCCTTGTCCCTTATTGCTTCCCAATTTTGAGGAGTCCATGTTCTCAGGTGGGCATCTGGTTCTGTTGCGACTTTAAGCAGCCTCTCAATTTCGATTAAGGTCGGTTTCCAGTATTTCTCCATGACTATTCGGTAGTCGTATTCGAGAGCCTTTTCGCGGGCTGCTACCTTTCTCTCTTCCAATTTCCCCGACTTCTTTTCCTGGTAGGCTTGTTCAAGGTATTCTAAAATCTCATCTGGATTAGCCGCGCCTTCCCAGGAACTCTGCTCGTCCCATTCCGGGCGCAGGTCCTTCAATATCCAGCCGCCACCGCATAGTTCAGGTTGAGCCGTATTGTTTGAAACGATCACCGGCACACCGCAACTTTGGGCCTCGATGATGGGTATTCCAAACCCTTCTCCCTTGGAAGGATGCAAGTAAACATCGAGACTGTTGTACATATTGTTCATCGTCTCTTCGGTGATCCCCTCTACCTTCATTTCGGTTATTCCGGGGAAGAAGGTAATGTCCTGAATCATCAAACTTTGTCGTAGTGCTTCCAGGTCTCGCCCTCTTGACTCAAAAGCGTCTGTGTGGCAATACATGAGAACGTCATCATGCGATCTGCGAAACTTCTGAAGAGCCAGAAACATGGCCGTCCAGTTCTTTCTCTCCCTGACGTTCGTGCCGACTGAGCCGATAACAAACTTGTCAGTCCAGCCGAGTAGTTTCCGATGCTCTTTTCTGATCTCTTCGTCAGGACGGAAGGCATCGCAATCTATCATGTGGGGAACATAAAAGGAGTCTATCCCTAACCGTTCCATCTCTTTCTTGCCGTATTGGGACATAGCTATCGGCTTGTAAATTCCCTGGTGGTTATGAAGGACCTGGTAAACCCTCGGTGGCATGGGTTCATGGTCAACAGGAGTCCAGGGAAACCACTTCATTGTCGTTGGGAGGTCTTTCAATATCCAGGTGTCCACCAACGTAATCAAGATGTCGGCTTTGAAGTGCTGGTAGATTCTCTCGGCATACTTCACTCCGTAGTCGTCATTATTATTGGGATAGATAGGTATGCCGTTCCACTGAATTAAGTTTCCACCTAACCCGAAGTAGGCAAAGATGGCTGGCTCATGCCCCATCTCTTTAAGACACAAGGCAAGACGAGCCGACTGTATTCCGTAACCTGTCGAGCAAAAAGGACTGTTTCCTGTTATTAGTACGCGCATAACCCCCCTTTATTGAGAGAGGGGAGCATGGGCCCCCCTCTCTTTGATTCACTTAGCTAGGTCAGGTTTATCCGTAGTCGAAGAACCTAGCCCCCAGTTCCTTGTCCAGCGTCTTGACACCGAAGAGCATATCAACCGATATTCGGTTGGTCTTAGCGGATGTGTCGCCATCGAAGGCAACACGACAGGAAATGCCCTTGTATGTTTCAACGCTGGAATTTACACCACCCAGGTAAGGCGCAAGAGGCGCGCTGACCAGGGCAATGGCGTTCTTGTGGAAGGCCAGGTTATTCTTGCTGGTCTTCTGGAAGGTAACAACCGTGGTATCAGCAGCAATAGCTTCCAATCCTGGGGTAAATGTTATGACACACACAGTTGACCCTACCGTCCCACCAGTTACGATGAGGTAGCCCTTGTCCAAACCAGTGACCTTGAAGACGTCACCGGCCGCAATAACCTCAGCGTTGGTCAGGGCAGAGATCGTGGCAGCCGTAGCCCCGGCAGCCGCAGCCCCACTCATGGCACCGGCAGCGTCCAGGACTAAGCTGGTGTACGTCGGTACGTTCTGGTCCATATACCAGTCTGCGCCGAACATTCTGCCGATGGAGTATTCGTTGATGGTGAGTGGTGACCCCCTCTTGTCGGCATGCAGAACGGCATCGAGCGGAGCATATCTGGCATAGGTTATCGGGTTCAAGACAACCCGCCTCTCGCTCGGTGGGACTTTCTGAAGGTCCAACTGAGCTACCAGGTTGACCAGGTCGCCAATAACTGCCGTAGTAGCAGTAGCTCTTGTGTGGCCGGCGAAGGTCTTATAGACAGCCTGGAATATCTGGTAGTCCACATTCTGAGCGTGTGCCCTCATCATCGGGTCGAGCACCTGTGTTCGGAAGTCACTGACGTTCAATGTCAGTTCCTGCGAGGTAATGGCAGCAGAAATATCGTAGAACTTGTCCAGAACTACCTGAACGCTCGATTCCACGACTTCCTGCGCAGCCACAGTCGTTGAGAACGCTGAGGCAGCGAAGGTTGCGGGCTTCCTGATGGTGACAGTCGCCCCTGCCTTGCTCTGAAATTCAGGAGAGAAGTCCCGGTGAACCAGGTTAGCCATCACCAAATTGTTTTCCAGCGCCAGCAATGCTTCTTTAGCAATGATGCTGGGTGTAAGTAATGTCTGAGTCATGTTTTACCTCCGTAGATCAGGAGGTTTGTTTCTTCCGGTGGGCAGCATAATCTTCCATTGACAGTTTATCCAACTGCTCATTGGTTAGCTTCCCACCACCAGATGTCACGCCAGAAGTCGGCACAGTTATAGGAGCGGTTGTCACCTTGGCGCCTTCGCCCCCGGGTGGTCGTTCTCCCGTGGTGCTCATGCGCTTGGCGTATTTTTCCAGCTGTTCCAGCGTGGTCAGGTTAAGGTCCTTCATGTCCTTTCTCAGCTCTTCCGGGTTGAGGTCATACCTCGCTGCGATTTCGTAGACCTTCATTCCCAGTTGAGCCTCTTGCGTGGCCCTGACCCTCGCCTCCTGTTCAGCCTCTCGCCGAGCAAGGTCTTGCTCCCGCTTGGCAAATTCAGCATCCCGCGTCTTTTCAGTCTGCTTCTTTTGCCAGGCAGCGAGCTTGTCAGGGTCTCGCCTCGCTTCTTCTAATTCGGCTTGCTCTCTGCGCCTTTCCCATTCGGCTATCTTGGTTTTCTCAGCCTCAATAGCTCCCCTTTCGGCTGTAAGAGCAGCTTCCTTTTCAGATAGCGATTTGGCATCCCGGCCAGCTTTGACTAGAGCAGCTTGCACTTGCTTTGCCGTTTCCTCTTCTGTGTGAGTCTTGACTTCCACTTTTGGAGTAGTCCCTTCGCTACCCTCAGGAGCCTTTCCTTGTGGGAGGGAATCCTTTGGGGTTTCTTTGGTTTCGTCCATTGTTTCTGTTTGTGTACCTCCTTAAATAAAAATGCCCCAGAATGTAAAGATTTTCTGGAGCTGTGCCACTCTTAAAGGTGGTGGCTCACCAACGACCCTTAGTTCATGGAATTAAACTTTCTAACTTAACTGCCAACTCCTCGGTAGCCTCATTTATTATCTCCCTTGTTACATAGCGGTTATGAGCACAATCATCCAATCTGGCTATCAATAGATGGCAGGCTTCATGTTTGGCACTCCTTCTAGCGTTCTTATGACGACTGAGTTCCCTAGGTAGATTACTATTGAGAGTTACCGAGACCGACATGGTGGGAAGGTCATAAAGAACAGTGGCAAACCTGTTTGCGAGCGGTTTGCTCTCGTAATAAACCCTGTAGCCAGTTAGCCCAAATAGTTTCT